CAAGAGTATTTACTGGATACATTCTTCCATTACGATTTTTGATGTCACCTTGTAGGAAGACACCTTCAATATACATTTTTTTCTTAGCACCTTTACCTTCTACGATAAACTTGACGCTAGATATTTCTTCCGTAATGAGTTTCATTTTTTTAATTTGTAAATCCTACTTTTGTGCCTCTAACTGCAGCATTACTTGCAAATACTGTCCATGATGCTACTTTTTCGAGATATTCAACTCCTTGACCAGGAAGTGTAAATGTACCAACTCCTGTACCACCAGCAGTTTCTTGAACAGTAACTATATGGTTAGTACCTGCAGCTGCAGTATTAACCAACCTAACAAGTGTTGCTTCAGTAAAACTAGTTCCAGCTCCAGCACTTGTTGGTAAATCTATTTCATCTGCCTTAAGATTGAGATTGGGCATTATTCCTCCTCTGTTGATTCTGGTTCTACTTCAGTTTCAGTTTCAGTTTCCATTCCACCTTTAGGGTTATATGGTTCAACATCAAACATGGAATCAGAAACTTCTTTCTTTAAAGTTTCTATTTTTTCTGCAGATTTAGTATATAAAGTATCCTTTATTTGTTGACTAATATTAGATGCTTTAGAATCTTGTGCAATCAAATCGATAATATTGGGCATGAAAATTCATATAGTATTATATTTTATTTATATCTCAGCCAATTTACTATCTTTATTCAACTGAGTATTGGTTATTGCTGCAGCTCCTGCTTCTTCTGGAGCAGCATCCATTGCCATCACATCTTCTTCAGTTCCTGGTGCCAATGGTTCTCCAGTAATTGGATCAATCATTGATGGATCTGGTATAGTTCCATCTGCAATTTCTTTATCAATTTGCTTATCAATTTCTTCAATTTCTGTATCAGATTGTCTAAGTACTTTCTTACGAACCCATTCATTAGAATAATACTTACCAATATATGGTTCAATTGTTGCAAGCGTACCTAAACGCTCATTCATCATTTCAGATTCTTTCAGTTCAGAAAACTGATTATCATATACAAAGTCGTATTGAATATGATCGTTAAGTGATTCCCAATCTTCTGGTGTTATAACATTTTTCAGAATTAATTGAGTTCTGAGCATATCATTAAACATATTTGCAAAACGTTTTCTTAAACGCCCTACAAACTTAGAAAACTTAAGTTCATCTCTTAAAATTTCTGATGAACGTCCTAAATTAAAACCACCATCATTAGCAATTCTAGATTCAGGAACACTAAGTGCTCTATAAAGTTTCTTCTGGAAATACTCAATGTCAGCAAGTTCTCCAAGGTTTTGTCCACCT